GATCGACTTAAAGCCTCTAAAGTTTTGCAAGTATACTTTCCTTTGATGCGGTATGGGGAATTTTGGCTGCGGGTAGGTAAAGGCCAAAGAAGAGAATTCTACATGTTCGAGTCGGAACTAGAGCGGAATCTATTCGCTAGAGAACGCGCTAAGGAAGTAGCTCCTTCAAAAGATATCACAAAGGCACTCGAAGACGAAGACGTACAAGTTGGTAAGAACACTGGTGACAATCAGTTCCGTCGAGAAATGGAAGGCTCTAGCGAAGCACTTAAAACAGTGTTCGATTTAATAGACGATAAGGCTATGTCTAAAGAAGACGTGCAGATTATTAAAGACAATGTATATCAAATGTACTTGATGACTCTATCCAGTTCAGACATGCGTAGAAAGTTTGTTCATCGTAAGGGTGTTACAGGCTTTAGTAAGGACGCACTACGTAACTTCGTTGTTACCCAGCATACGAGCGCAAACCAACTTGCTAGGCTGGAGTACACCGACGATATACGTAACGCAATCGGAACTGCTAAAGTCGAAGTAAAAGGAAACCCAGAAAAAGACAAGCTGCTAATAGTAATTGACGAAATAGCAACGCGTGCTATGAAAGAAGTGAACCCCCCGGAGCGCACTGAGGGTGTTAACTGGGATGCCGTTGCAGGTTTGGGGAACAAAGCTGTTTTCTATTGGCTACTGAGTGCTCCTAAGTCTGCTTTAGTGCAGCTTACTCAGTTACCGATTGTAGGGTTGCCCGTATTATCCGCTGAGTTTAAGAACGCCGACGTAGCCGGAATGGTTGCAAGATACACAAAGATGATGCTAACCGGCGAGAACATGGCGGAATACACCGAAGATGAAAACGGTGTAGGCAAAACCAACTGGCTTAGTAAACCCTCTATTAGTGACAGCAAATATATTCAGCAAAGCCCCATACGTGCGGCGCTAGAAAAAGCTTGGACACACGCCTCAGAGCGAGAGCTGTTTATGCAGACTTACGCGTCTGACTTAACGGGGCAGGGGAAAGTTAGTAGCCGAGATTTCAGTGGCGCTCCGAGCAAAGTTTTCCGTAACGTCGCCAACTTTATGAGCGGTGGGTTCCATCACTTAGAGCGTATAAACCGAGAGGTTATGTTTATGTCTAGTTTTGAGCTAGCCTATGCAGAAGCCGTAGCTCAAAACTTAAGCCCCGAGGAAGCCCAGAAGGCAGCTCAAGAACGAGCTATGAAGCTATCCTACGCCGGACTGTTTAACTACTCGAACTATAACAAGCCTCGGTACATGACAGCCAATGCCCCGATGAAAATAGCTACCCAATTTATGACCTTCCCCATGCAGATGACTTCTTACCTTGTAAGAAACTTTTTTAAGATGCTGCCTTTTGTAAACCAAGAGGGTAAGGCGGCAGCGGCGACTCAGTTCTTCGGCACTATGGGGATGACGTTCTTGTTTGCAGGCGCTACTGGGCTGCCCCTGTACACAGCCATGATGGGCTTGATGGAGGGAATTAGAGATGCAAACCGTCCAGATGAAGACGATGAGGACGCTGACTTCTTATACGACATAGACGCGGCGGGTAATCCAATGGGTATGCGGAACATGGACATTTGGTTCCGACAATCTTTTATACCTCGGTACTTCGGTGAAGGCAGTAGTCTTGCTGACTTCCTAGGGCTTTCTCCAGACCAAGCTTCCGCATTGGCCTTATCCATAGAGATGGGACCAATATCTGCACTTACTGGGTTTAACATTGGTGCTTCGACTAGCTTAGATGGGATGTGGTTCCGCGATGATGGGAACAAAGATAACTCTGAGGATGCCCTAGTAAACTTTACTTACAACACAACCCTTGGCCCCTTTGGCAGTATAGCTAGAAGCGCAAGCCGAGCATTGGACGATCTTAAAGACGGGGACTATGGAAGAGCTGCCGAAAACGCTCTGCCCGCTATGTTTAGAAACATCGCTAAAACAATACGCCTGTACGACGAAGGACTCGTTACTAGGTCAGGGAATGTAGTGGCCGATGCTGAGTACTACACGACCTTTAAACTATTTGGTCAAGCTCTAGGCTTGTCCGATACAGAAGTTGCCACGGAACAAGAGTTTAACTTCTTAGCAAAAAACATGGTTGCCGATATGCAAACGGAGCGTGCGGACTTACTAACCGATTTAGACAAAGCAGTTCGTGAGTACCAAGATAGCGACGTAGACGACCCTGATGCTTATGACGGAATACAAAAAGTACAAGATGAAATAATTAAGTTTAACTACCTTAATCCTTGGATGCTCATTAAGTCCAACACTCAGCGTGCTTCTTTAAAAGGAAGGGCTGAACGTCGAGGAAATTCAAGCCAAGGGTTAAACGTAACCAAGCAACTAGAGCGGTACGTCTTTCCACTAAGAGAAGACTTCCGTAACCGCTAAATAATTCTCCATATGCGGATGCCTCGCACCCCGTCAGTAATGACTACCTTAGTAGCCACCTTATAGCCAAGGCGCTTGGTAACATCTACGATCTTCTTACGGGACTTTCTGGGATCAAGGCAGGGCACAAAAAAGGAATACCCTACCTTAAACTTAACCCAGTTAATCTCGTAAACTATCTTCTCCACTTGCATTTTTATCTTCTTCGGGTATTAGTCGGCTCATATCTATAAAGTCTGCGTGAGATGCGTCAAACACTAACGAGCGTACCCCCGGAGAAGTAATACTCATGCCCTTCGACAAGCGTTTGTTCACTGTCTCTAGGTATAAACCCTTAGCGCTAAGCTCCTTCAGCACGTCTTTATAATCTATCTGCGTTTCTGCGCAGTGCTTTCTAAAGTTTTTAACCGGAACAAACATCTTATGAGTGTCTGGTTCATAGCGGTAAAGCAATGCACCCTTAGGCTCAACTACAGGGAACTTAGCCTTCTGTGTGCGCTTATCTACACCGTCCTCAACGACTAGCATGTTGTGGGGATGACTGTTTACAAACTCTCCGATTACTGAGCTTGCTTCGCTAACTGGAGGCTTAGTATCCTCACGCATCTCTAGTAAGATAGGCGTAACTACTTTGTATATGCGAGCCATGTCCAGCTTTGCAATGCCCAACCTGCACACAATAATACCTCCAGCTAGGTTAGCTGCAACTATGGCTGACCAGTTCCTTTCGCGCTGTGTTAGGTTTAAGTCTTTATCTATACGTGCCTGTATATCTTTAACTAAAGTTTTAACTTCTTCTAAGTTACCTGTTACGTACTTCATAAAAGGCTCGATAGCGTGCCCGTAGTTTTCGTTTAGCTGATGGTCAAACATTTGCTTGCCTTCGGCTGTAGAGATGATCTCACTACCGGGATAGTCAATACGAAACTCAAGAAGCCTCATCATCTCCCCATCAGGTGCGTTTTTTAAGGTAGCTAGCTTCTGATAAAAGGAAGCATTAGCGCACGTCAGAGTAATGTCCCGCCAAGTAATGTCATTCTTCCGAAGCTTGTTTGCACTAGCCTCTGCTTTGTCCTTACCCCGTCCTTGGGAACAAGCGTAAGCGTAGTCTGAAAAAGCTTCTGGTAGCATGTTAGTCATTTCATCAACAGTATTAACAATGTTGTTAAGCAAACCTAACTTAATCACTTTACTAACTTTGGTGTCCTCAGGAGTACCGAGCAGCATCTCTGGGTCACCGCATACGCTGTTCGCCATGCGTAGTATTGTCGTCTTGCCCTGTCCAGCAAGGGGGTGGATAAGGTTTATAATTGCGCCTTTTTGCCCAGTAAACTTTAACAGGGGCGCACCAAAGCCGCTAAGAGCCGCAAACGCCTGTATCTCTAATCCCGGTCTGTCGTAAAGCTCAAAGACCTCACGCCATTTCTCTAACGTACCTTTGGGTTCAAAGTATCCAGCCATGCTCTCCGTAGTACTGGATGCAGGTGAATGGTAAACTCCGTCCTTCCCTATCTCGCGTGTTCCGACAATAAACTTACTGTCGTTTTCAGCCCAACCAAATTGGCTCCTCATTTTTTCTGCTTTCCTTTTTCTTTGTAGCCCTATAACTGAGAGCATAATGAAACTTAAAATAAGTTTAAACTGCGCTTCCGGGGCAAGAATCCCTTGCTTAGAAATCTCCCTACGGAGTTCCCTAGGGTCAGTTATCTTTGAGTTAGAGACTGCAAAAGTCTTAACCCCATCCTTCGGGGTGTGCAGCCTAAGCATCGCAACGTCCCCCCTTTCAGGGTCTGGGTCGTTCATGCGCTTCCATACGTAAAGATCATGCTCGTATACAAGCTTAGGCTCTTCGCCTTCTATCTCTAAATATATACCGCCGTTCTTACCGCGTTTAAAAGGTTCCGGGTACTTAGGTATCCTAATTTTTGATGGGTCTGTAACGGCCTCTAGGTCTTCGTACTCCGTTTCTTCGTCTAACTCGGCCTCTATGCTTACTAGGTTGTCTTCTTCAGTGGCTTCAATTAGCTGCTTACCTAAAGAAATAGGACTAGTAATCTTGCCGCTGTGTGGGCAACCTTCGCATCCACCGGGGTGGTTACGCTCGAATACTACACAGCTATGTGGCCCTAGAATATGCTCAATCTTCTTCTCCACTGCGGAAGGATTGTAGTCTGCATGTCCCGCAGATAGCCGGTGTATTGCAGTCTCCCCATCTGAGCAAAACTTAGCAATAGAAAGTGCGTCAAACCAACGCGGTTCAACGAGTGTTTCCCTTTCTTTAAAACAAGATACAAGCTGTGGGCAACTAGTGTTGTCCTTAACCCGCATCATTATTTTAGTGAACGAGGATTCCATGTTAGACGCGATAGTTTTACCTAACGCTGTTAGCTCGCGCTTAGGCTGCAATGCAGCCGTTTCAAGCTGGTTTATCTCCTCTACTCCAAGGAGTTCCTTGAGGTCATCAAGGGCTATACGGTCGCCTACGTGGGCTACCTGTACTTTGGCAGGGGGATTATCTTTAAAGTTATAGGTATCAGGGATTCTCAGAATACGGGAAACTTCGAATACACTTGGGTCAACATAGAAATCTTGACTGAGGCAAACTTGCCGTAACCTAGTGGCTACTGCTTCCCACTCGCCTCGGGTTATCTCCTCTTCGAGCGCCCAGTATACGTGCAACCCGCGCCCTGAGTTCACTATGGTAGGTCGGGGTAATCCCACAACTCCACAGAACTTCTTCAGAGCGAGCATAGCTTCCGTCTGGTTAAGGTAACCGTCAGGTCGCCCAGTCTTCTTATCGACTACTGCTTTACTCTCACCGCAGTCAACGTCTAACCAGAAGGCTTTAAGCTTATCTACGTTATCCTTTCTTCTTCCACCATCAGCAGATTGGAACTTTGCTACTGCAAAAAAAACGTCGCGCTGTTCGGCAACAAATTTCTTAGCCCAACTGTCAACTTCCTCTCTAGTGGCTATAACTTTTTGTAAGACATCCTCTTTACCCTTAATTCCGAGTACGACGTATAAACCCTGTGCAGGCTGTACGTAGTCTAGGAGGTCAAAGTCAGTCATAGGATTCTCATATTTGATAATCTCTCTGGTAGAGAGCTATAAGTTCGCTGATCTCTTCAGCAGTTTGTTTGTTCGGCTTATTTAACCCAGTAAACCAGTTGTAGACTGTTTGCCTACTGACTGCTAAGTCATAAGCCACCTCGGCTACAGGTACACCAAGCTTGATGCAAGTGCGGCCGAGTTTAACTCCTAAAGAGCGAGCGTTGGCTCTTTTGTTTAATTGAACTAGCCTTAAGCTATATCCGTAACTCATTAGTCCAGTTCACTCCCCCAGTCGTCGATGATTGAAGCCATGTCGGGGCTAACCGTAGCAGGCTTTTCTTTTTTAGAAGCACGCTTTACGGGTTCCTTCACGGCCTCTTCAACCGCTTCCACTGCTTCAACCGCTTCAACTACTTCTTCCTCTTCCTCGACTATGCCAAACATATCTTCGGCAGTTTTGTTCTCCCCCGCTGGGGCACTAGTAAATCCTTTTTCTGCTTCGAACGGAGAGAATGACTGCAAAGGTGCGTAGTCAATAACCTGTACGCCACGTAGGCGTAAAGACACACCACTGCTACTCATCTTGTAGGGGACTAACTCAAACGATAAGTTAATAGTACTGCCAGAGGTAAGCTGAAAGTCCTTGTCCAGCATCTTATTGTCTGCGTCAAACTGGGGAACGCCGCCTGTAGCAACCCCTTTATAGGCACCTTTAAGATTAGCCTTACCTAGAAAGGAGCCGTCCTCTTGCTTCTTAAAGGGCATCTGGAGCTTCTCCTCCCAAGAATCGTCTCTACCTTCTGTGTATGCTACAGACATAGCCTTGTACAACTTCTTAGCTTGATCTTCATCCAGCACAAACGAGGTTTCGTACTTTGCATTAGCATCCATAGCTTCGCAAGGGATAGTCCCACCGTTATCTCCTGCATTGCTGTCGTACTTGTAGGGCTTGTCAATGCGAGGGTACTTAGCTTTCACATTTTTTAATAAATAAACTGGGTTTTTCATATATGTATTTCCTTCTGAGTTTTTGAAAAGGTTATGTTTCATTACGTCAGCCTTAAGTAGCTGCCCTATGTTGCCCAACTCTTCCTCACTAAGGGGACGAACTGGTTTGAAATACATTACCGGGAAAGTATTAGCTTCCACGAAATATATTTCTGTTAAAACAGTGCCTAACTTTTCTCCGTTACTTTGCAAGTAATCCCTATACGCATACAAGGGCATCCTATTTGCTTTCCTAGCAAACAAACTTCCACCACTAATGCGTAAGTTACACACAGTCTTACATTCTTCTAGTACTAAGGTTGCCATCGTGTAGAACTTACACGTCTTAGCTTTGTACCTTGCTGGTCCCTTAATATTCTGAGTGCAGTCTACGCACCTTGGGGACTGGCGGTTATCAAGAGGAACCCCTTTATCTGGGTTAGTTGAGTCCGTAGACCAGCACAGTAGCTTCCCAGCGGAGTTGTAGTAGCTACGAGACAGCACACCTTCGTCTGTCACTACCGCTTGGACTGATGTTCAAGGCTGCCCTCCGATACTGAGAGGAGCGAAAGCCCCGTCAAAAGTAGTACGAAGCCTTATCACTTCTTTGTAGGTTTACGTACGGAGATTGTGTATTTGTTCTTAGCCTGTAGTCCTGCCGGAGTAAGGTCTGGGTTGTCCGCTAAGAACTCTTTCATGTTAGTGTTGTGAATTCGCTTCTCTAGTAAATGAAACGCAGAGTTTTCTTCCACAAACTTGTACATAGATTCCCAATCGCTTGTCCAGTAGTTAGACGAAACTCTGCGAGTAATAGTACCTTCAGTAGTTTTAACGCTGTCTAGGTTTTGTTCATCGCAAAGGACTAAGAGCTGCTCAGAGATTACTTCTTGCTGTTCTTTAAACAACTTTATCTCGTCGTCTTTTTCTTTAATTGCACCACGTATCTTAATGTACATGGCTACTAGTTTGTCTGCTGTTAAGTCCACTATAGCTGCTCCTTTTTCGTAGTCGGGAACGTAGTATAGGCTCGTACTTTACAATGTCAAGAGTTTAGACTTAATTCATTACGATAAAGATCAATTATTTTGCTGTGGTTACTTATGTTGTTCTGGAGCATACCGTACAGCTTGGACTCAACCTCGCTACCCTGTATGTGTACGATGGTCATAGGGTTGTGCTGCCCCGGACGATTGATGCGGGCATTGGCTTGGAGGTAGGTCTCTACGCTAGTAACAGGCGCGTACCAAATTATTGTGTTAGCAGCAGTTAGGGTAAGCCCATGAGACGCGGCTTGTGGCTGGATGATTAACACTTGTGGCATTTCCTTTTCTTGGAAATCTTTTATTATCTCTGTTCTTTTATTAACAGATACTTTGCCTGATATAATGGCGCAGGATATTTTTTTCTTAGTAAGGAAGTCGTTAAGCAGATTAATAGTGTGCGTAAAAGGTACAAAGACCAGCACCTTGTGGCTTGATTCCTCTATTACCTCGAGGATAATCTTTAGCCGGTTACTAACGTCGAACTCCAGTACTTGCTTCTCGTCTGTGTATACAGCTCCCCCCGATATTTGCAGGAGCTTATTCAGGTTCGTAGCGGCATTTACTGAGGTTACCTGCTCACCACCGGCTTCAATAGTCATTCGTTGCTTAAGGAGGTTGTAGTACTTCTCTTGTTGCTTTGTTAACGGGGCATCGCGTTCTACAAAGGTCAATGGGGGTAGGTCAAGGCACTGTGCCCTTTCGAAACGAATGGCTGGTTGAAGGGCTTCATGCACCGTCTTGTCTGCATCTGGCTTAGGCCGCCATATGTACTGAGTAGCCTTGTACATAACCTTGTCTCGAAACGCCCCGAAGTACTTAGGCACGCCCTCTGGGTTTATTAACTTAGCAAGACCAAACGCATCAACCGGAGACTGCGCTGCTGGTGTACCAGTAAGCATCCATAGCCACTCGACATCGGCAACTAAATCCCTTAGCGTTTTCCAGCGATCCGTTTGCGCGTTCTTATAGGCATTGGCTTCGTCGATAACAACCATATCAAACTTAGCGTCTTGGATTTCTTCTTTGATTACCGCAACACCGTCGAAGTTTATAATGACAAACTCGCAATCTTCCGCTAAAACTTTGCGCCTTGTATCCGCAGAGCCATGAGCTACTGAACAACTCCGGTGCATGGCAAACTTAAACAAGTCCTGCTGCCATGCTGACTTCATAATGGACAAAGGGCAGATAACTAGCACTCGCTTGATTCTCCCTATCTTCATTAAGTAATCAGTAGCCCATATGACACTGGCTGTTTTGCCTGTGCCTTGTTCGTTGAAGCAAAAGGCTTTCTTATGGAGCGTTAAGAATCCAGAGGTATCCTTCTGGTGGTCAAACGGTTCTAGCTTGCCTGTCCATTTGTAGTCTCGTTTGATGGGAGAGGGTACTTCTTTAATCTTTAGGCCCGCAAGGACTTGAGCTGTCTCCAAGTCCCACTTAATAGCAACTTCGTATACACCCTGTTCCTCTTTAATGATTACAGTCTTGTGCTTTGCTATTGGCTCGGTTACTAAATGTGGGCGCTTTGTCTTGAGAACTAAAGCTTTGTTGTCTACAACTCTCATCGCTATTTTCCGGTTTGGCTTACAGGCAATGAACCAAGCTTATAAACTTCTTGTTGCATGTCGAGCTGAAGCCTCGCAACTTTAACCTCTGAATAAAAGGATTCATTAACTTGCCCTGCCAACTTGGTTACT